TTGAAATTTTCGTCAGGAGTGTTATACTATTTTCTAAGGAGATATAGCTCAGCCGGGATGAGCGTTCGCCTCACACGCGAGAGGTCGTGGGTTCGAGCCCCACTGTCTCCATTTACCAAAAAGCTTAGTAATACCGCCAATCCTCAATAGAAACGTGGGTTGGCGGTATTTTATTTGATACAAATTTATTGTCCTGCAATAGCTTTTTATCACATTTTTACCACACGATATCACACGAAATACAACACGACTGTGCTTAGGTGCCCTGCCCTTAAATCAAAAAAGCCCCGGATTTCTCCGGAACAGGTTGAAATTTTATTTGGATTATGCTATTCTTACTTTGCAGGGGGAGCGGTGGCAAGCCCGCCCCCTCCTTGCGCTTCTTTAGCTTTCTAAGCTTTCTTGTATCCTCTTTAGCATTTTAATGATCTTCTTTTCAAATGCTTCTTCGTTGCCTTCCTCTCGATATTCCTTTAGTTCCTCGAGGTCTTCTTTGTATCCCCTTAAAAAGTCCTTCCACTGATTATCTGTCATTCCCATTTCTTCCATGTGTACCGCCTTTCTGTATTTCAGATTTGCTTGCCCTCATCTGATAATACTATTATATACTAACGTTAGTATAATGTCAATAGTTATTCTAAACTTTTCTCAATTAAATTTACGACGTATTCATTGACGGACATCCCGACCCTTTGCGCCCTTTCCTTAATAAGCTCTTTTCTCCCCTTGCCGATAGTGATGTATAACCTATCATAGTTACTCTCATTGTATTTTCTGCTTGCTCTTTTTTGTGCTTCTGAATAAGCCATATTAACACCGCCTTTCTGTATGCTAATATCATAGCATTATTTAGATACTAACGCAAGTATAAATTAATTTAAAAAATTTTAAAAAAGGTATTGACTTTATACTAACGTTAGTATATAATAGCATTAAGGAACAAGCAATCAGGCAAGCGGAGGAAGCTAATATGAAAATTGTAAAACTGGTAAACAAGAAATTTGGAACAAGCTTTATATCCCGGCCCGTAAGCGGTTACGCATTTTATGAGGAAGGAAAAGGATACATAGCATTCTCTTCCGACCGCGACGGATTCGGCATCTTGATCCCTTACATGCCACGTGGGGGAAAGAAAGTATTGCAGTCTATCCTTGACGATGGCGGGTTTATCAGCCTGGACGGGATGGAATACGTAACAGCATTGTAACCACACCACACACCCACCCCCCGGCATAGTCCGGGGGAGAAAGAGAGGAATAGAGATTATGATTACAATTTTTGATAGGTATACGAACATTAAAAACCGTGAGGGGTTTGACGATTGTACAGAAGAAAAGCTGGTGGAGTTGAGCAACATGCTTACACAATACGGAATAGCACATAGTTTCTGCCTGACAAATGCAGAGGAGATTAAGGCAATTGAAGATAAAGATATGGAGTATTGTGCAACACTCATGTATGAGGAGGATAAAGAGGTTACTGCGGGGCTTATATACATGCTCTGGATGAAAGCACACAGGAACGCAAGCGACGAAGTCATAAAAAAGGTCTGGGCCATGAAGGGCATTAAAGAGAGTTGTTTAAACTAAAATTCATCCACCCGCCCCGGAGGTTACGAGGGCAGAAAGAAGAAAAAGCATGAAAGTGGAATTTGTGTTAGATAAGGGATACCCTCACGGAGAAATAAAAGAAATATTTGATTTTGATGAAGATACTCCGCAAGGGGAATTAACAGAAGAATTATATGATTGGGTGTTGGGGAAGACAAGCTGTCATTATATAATATTAGAATAACCAACCACCTGTCCTATCGGGTATACGGGGGTTGCAACTAGCTAACAATGTGCTATAATTTAAAAAAGGAGGAATGCAAGATGAAAAGTTATGAGATTATAACCGCCGGATGCGCGGAGGTAGGAATAAAAGTGGAGAGCGTGTTATTTGCATCCAACCCATCGGACGAAAACGGCTTTCAGAGCTTTCTGATCCGTCTTGAAAAAGCATGTGAGTCTGGCGAACTGCGTTTGGTTGGCTTAAGGCCCGGCTTTAGTCTGGAAGAAATCACCTCTGACAAGGCGATTACCCCGGAAACAGACGAAGAAAAAATTAGTGCAGTCGAGGAGAACATCGAGAGGTACATAGACGAAGAATTTGTACCAACTTTTATCGGTAAGTTTTCCCGTGGCGATATGATCCAACTCCTGGAAGCATCCGACACGATCAAGCGGCTGACCCGCACCAACCGGCATGACGATTTTGAGTTATTAAGAGGTATTCATATTTCTCCTGAAAAGGCTATAAAAATCTGGAACCGCCAGAACCCCGACGCTGACCCTATTCGCATGATGCTGGACCCTGAGGAATTTTAGTTGCATTTGGCAGCAAAACAAATTAGTGTTATTATACCTTTAACGGCAAACAAACTTGCCGCGTCGCTCCCTCTTCGGGGGCTGTGGATCGAAATATGTGCTAAGATTTTATTTAAAAAAGAGCATAGCCTTTATGGCCGTGCTCTTTTTTTGCTTCCTGGGGTTTATAAAAAATTAATAAATTGCCACGATTTGTTACTTGACAAGCTCCAATCAAGGGGGGTTTCCGCGCTTAGTGAAACATATTGTAAAATGTATTTGGCCCGCAGCTACCATCTACTGACAGACCGTGATCCTTTTGGTACTGCCGGATTGCCGCGTCACAGCCGGGGCCACAGTTGCCGTCAAATCCTTTGGGATCATAGCCCTTGCTATACAGCATGGCTTGACAAACACGCACCAAGTCCCCTTTACTGCCTTTTTTGACCGCCCGGCAAGCAGCCTTTGTCTTTGGCCCAAAGGATCCGTCTACGACCAGCCCAGCCCCATAGGTGCGGTTGTGGTACGTTTGGACAGCCGCGCATAGTGCTGTCTTAAGATCCGCTACAGACACTCTCAAATATCCATCTACCCAAGTACGGATTTGTGAGGCTGTCTGATTCGGATGTTTGTCTCTGTACTCCTGGGATCCCGCAATGCCCGCCTTGACCTGATCCCTGGACATGGTACCGCTATCTAACCCCCCTGTCCAGTGTGCAAGGCCGCCTGCATCCGGCTCCCGGCCAAGCAGCTCCCGGTATAGGCCGGTTACATAGTCCACGTTTCCGCTGTCCGCTGCCAGTGCGTAGTCCGGGCGGCCATAGCCTGCAATCCGGCTATAGCCTAACGCATAGGACTTTTTGCACACCCCGCCGCCATTTGCAACAACCTCACTGGCGCCGGTCGTGTTGCCCTCGATTGTGCATACCTTTGCGGCATCCACTTTGTAGACAATCCCTGTGTGGTAGATTCTTTCGTCATTCTTGAAAAATATAACGTCCCCGGCTTGAGAGGAAGCGTACCAGCGCCCCATTTTTTTGAAATAAGCCGCGCTGTCTGGCGTGTATGCGCTAAAATCCCCCAGCATGGCGCGCGCTGTTTCAACGCCATACGCCTGGACAAAACACCAATCCACAAACATATCACACCACGCCTGCCCCTGATAGTCTTTCCCCGCAAACACCTTGTAATCACGCGCATACTTTGTGTAGTTATTGCTGCCAGCGTTGGCCGTGGGGCTGTCCAACTGTGAGTTACTTTTCTTTTCGAGGTAGCCTACTTCTGCGGCGGCTACGCTAAGCACTCTATCCATTACTTTTCCTCCTCGTTCAATTCGGGCAGCCCGTAAAGGGACGTTAGCAGGGACAAGCCCCCCGCCAGAATCGACGCGGACAATACCATAATCCAATTTACGTCCGACAATACCACCGATGTCCCAATCGTAGCCACCGCCGTCTGTGCTGCGGTTTTGATTGCTCTGATCCCTGCTGCTTTAATCCAATTTTTCATCTTTATTCTCCTTTTCTTTTACGCGAACAACAAAAGAGCACTCACAGCGCCGGTTATAGTGGCGGTTGCAAGTGCTGTTATAATTGCTGTTTTTATTTGCGACATTCGGGCCGCCGGTTCGCTTTCAAGCTTTCCCAGGCGTTCACCCTGTTTTTCGAGTTCCTTCGCCAGGCGCTCCGTGTTAAGCGCTAATTTCTCGATGGATACTACCATCGCCTGCGTGGCTTTCGCCTGTTCTTCCTGGGCGCTCATGCGGTGTTTCAGTGACCCTATTTCATGGTCGTGACCCGTTAAGGCTACGACAATTTCTTCTTCTTTCATAGCACCGTCCTTTCTCATATTATTATTAGCCGCTCACGATATCGGCATATAGCAGTTCCATGTTCTCCGGCAGACATATGCTAACCATGCTTGCTTGCGTCGCAGATAATCCTGACAACTTTAGCCGGTAGCCGGTTCCTTCTTTTGCAATCGATCCGCCAATTGTTGTCTGATTTCCTAAATTTATCACGCCAGATATTGCTGTTAGGGTAGTGGTAACGGCGTTCAGATTTAGCGGAAATATGGTTAGTATTGTGCCGGTAGCTCCAAGCGCCCCTATAAGCCACGCAAAAGACCGATACTGAGAACCGGCGCTAAACCCTATATTGGCAGTCTTCCCTCCCTCCATGTATAGTGTTTTTATGACGGGAATTTTTCCGGCCAGTGTTCCAACCTTTGCCTGTAAATCAGACGTTGTTCCGTCTGCATTTACATATTCCACTTGTTCCGCTGTTGTGGAAAATAAGATCTTGTCGTAATCCGTGCCGTTGTTAATCATTAGATCGGCTTTTTTTGTTGTCCCCATTTGTTAACCTCCTATTAGCTCTCTAAGCGTCTTTTCCGAATCCCCTATAGTGGGAACAATCTGCCGCCCGGTACTGTCTATAGCCTCCTCGACCTCTGTTACCACGGCGTCTATACGGATGCCGTCGTAGGTATCAGAGATTACTGTAACCTTGTCCCCCAGATCCCAATCAACCTCGTATCCGTCCGACGCTGCATCAAAGATATAATTTTCTGCTGGCAGCATCCCGGCGAGCTTCTCCGTTCCACGTGCGGGCAAATCGGCGAAGTTCGAGATATCGCGGGCATCAACAAACATCTCTCTTCGGTCCATACCCGCGTTTTCGTTTCCGACCAGCACCCAATCACGGGCAGCCCCTTCGCCTTGTCCTGCTACATAAGCACAGTTGCGAGATTCCAAATCATTGACCGTATATACCTGATTTGTCGCAGTGTCGTAGGAGTCGCGGAAAATGCAACGCTTGTTGCTGCTTTGGCTTGCCGTTCGGTCGGTTTCCTGACGGACCATAAAGAGCATTTTTTTGTTACGCCAATCCAGGTCTATGCCTATTCCCCAATGGTAGGCTTTCGCGAGCGTGGTTAAGTCGTTCATTAAATTATTGTATCTTGTCTGAAAATTGATCCGGCTTTGCCCCATCTCTATATACTTGCCGCCAATCTCCAGGCAGGGGATATTCCGGGGCGATTCTTCAGTCGTGCCGATTGCGTTAACGTGTACTAAGTTCCACAACACTTGTATAGGGTACAAGGATTTGAATTCCTGGTACGCTTCACCGAATGGCGGCGGCGTAATGCGCTGCGACATGAGCCAGAGTAAGGAATAGCCCTTGATTGTAACCACTCCCTGCGGCTCGTCGTATTGCACATATTTTATAATTCCGTTTTTCGTGACATCGGAGTCCAGCATTATAATATTACCCCTGGCCAGAAAGGGGTTTTTATAGGGCAGGGTGATCTGAAAGCTCCCGTATGTGTACCACTTGCGCACATATAAGAGGCTTGTATAATCGTCCACTTCCCCCAAAAAATTGAGGTCTTTATCGAATACGCGAATAGCTACTGTTTTATCCATAGCGCACCTACGGGGGCCTCTGTCGGCTCACTTCCCTGAACATAGACAGGCCGCCACCCCAACCCCTGCTGATTCTCAAACCACGAATCCCAATCTTTTTGAATTTGCCGCATCATTGCGTCAAACTCCGCGCTATTCTTTGGCCGGATTGCGCCGCACAGATCCACCTTGTAACGCTCGTCTTCGGGCTGGTAGACACTCTGTCCGAGCGGAGGTACAAGGATGTTTGCACAAGACAGATCATAGATCACGTCGTCGCGGCGGATATCCGGCAAAACCGGAGCGTAAGACTCACCGCCGTATATGACTGTCGCTCTCACTTTCTTGATAGGTTCGTTGTGCCGTATTACAACACGCGCATACTTTGAGTAACGTTCCGCAGATTGCTCCAACCCCAGAACCAGCGGGGAAGTGTTGACATAAAAATACCCCCGCAGGATGGCGAAGCCTGGCGCTAATACTGCGTTGTTATCCTTAAGCGTCACCTGCAGCCCCATGCTCCCATCGTCGTTTACCTCAATACCGCTACGCCACAGAGCGTTGAAGTATCGATTAAATTCTTCTTCGCCGTATTCTTCTTCCCCGTCGAAAAAACCACTATATTCTGCCAATCTTTCCCCCTCCTATATTCCAGAATACCGCTCGATGCGATTAATTAACACCCGCTGCGGATCCTGTTCGTTTTCCGTTGTATATTCTATCATGTTGATTCCCGGCGCTAACCAGAAAAACCTTGAATCCAGATCGATCAAAGGCGACGCGTCCTCAACAATACCATTCCGGTCAATGTTAACCGACTTTTTCCCGAAATCTGTGTTGATGTACAACACCTCGCCCTTCGCCAGATCCGCCATTATTCGGATGTGTTCGCCGGAATCCAGGTTATAGACAGCCGGGTTAGTGGCGGGGCCGTGGAATTCTATCTGCACAGGTATGTCAATATGCCCGTTATTCTCTACCGGTTTCCGCGGTTCTCCTTTTTGCCGGAAACTAAAGGGCAACGAGAATTTCCATTGCCAGCCCCCGATCCACGTAGAGATCTGCTCCGATGTGGCGCATTCTGCCAAAAATGCCGGATCCACACAAGTCAGTTCTACTAATCCCGACAAATAGTTGTTCACGTTTTTGCTGGAAAGTAGCAGTTTTTGCACTTCGTAGTCAATTTTTCTGACAGTCCCCATGTGTGACACGGTCAATGTTCCGGCACCATACGGGGCAAAAAAACCGATTAAATCCTGCCGTATAGCGGCCCTGTTTGCAAAGTCCCGCGATTCAAATTCGATTGAAAGCGGGCGCGGTAGCATTTGCTTTCTGGTAATTTTCGCCCCGTACCCGTTGATGTTATTTTGCGTTGTTATCTCGTAATCAGTGGACTCGAACCCCGTATAGTCGATGATTCCGAAATCCGCACCATCCATTAAGACAGTGCGGCGCCCATTGTCAAATAAAAATGTGATATTAGTTTTCAAACGCTAATTCCCTCCCGGCTTTTCGCAGCTCTCTCGATGTCTCAATCGGTGACTTGACCGGCTGATAAAAATTAATCTCCTGCTTGACTGTGCCTGCCTCCTTTGCGCCCAAATCCGCAGTTGTCCGTGTTACTTTGGCTGTCAGCTCCGTAGCCAGTTTATTGGTCTCCAGGGCCACGGTTAACCGCATCTTTTCGACCGCCGCCGTCACGTCCATGCTGTCCATAATTGCCTGCGCCATATCGTCAGAGGCATCCTCTACTAAATCAGTGCTATCCTTAATGCCAATCGCGGCCCCTGCGCCGAACATTTCACCGAGCCATATACCCACACCCGAAGGGGAATTTATATCAAGGGCTTTCTTTGCGGCTTCAAGCGCTGCCGTAGCCATTGCCTTAGCTCTTGCCACCACAAGATAAGTGTTTGCGGTTATGCCGTTCGCTGTGCCTTGATCAAACTGTTTCCCAACAAGCGCCCCCGCGTCGTATAGATTCGCACTGTTTAGCCCGCTGATTGCGGTAGCTCCGAGAGCCTTTCCTGCGTTTTTTGCGCCGCTCTGGCCGTTGTTTATTGCCTGCACAAACGCCGCTACTGCCAGTCTGGCAATGTCTGCGAGTCCGTTAAGGTTCGCACTCTGCAATCCCGCGACAACCGCAACACCGAGAGACCGCCCCGCTGCTTGCGCAGAGGAAACCTTGCTTGTGATAGCCGTCACAACTGCCGTCATGGCCTGCGTGGTCTGTGTAACTATAAGGTTCTGCACGTTAGCGGATTTAAAGCCGGTCACAACTGCGCTGGCGAGATTCTTGCCCGCTGCCGTGACGGCGGATATCTTGTTAGTTATCGCGCTTGTCATTTGCAGGATAGCGGTCTGAATCATGTTCGTAGCGTTGGTTCCTACGTTCGCGCTCTTGACGCCGTCCGAAAACGCCCTTCCTAGCGCCTGCGCGGAGGTTTGTACCTTGCTACTTCCAGCGTCAAGCGTGTCTGAAAATGCGTCTACCACCTCCTGCGCCGTATCCTGCACGGTAGAAACACCCGCCTGCAGCCCATCCGCGTAAGCAGATACCGTTTCCCCGCCGTCGGCGCTCGCCACTTGCGCCCCGGTCTGAAATTGCCCTGTTACGATATCTGTTACCGATATTGCGGCAGTAGGTAATCCCTCTGAACCGGACAGTATTCCATCCACATATGACGCGCCGGTGTCAATACCCGTTTGACTAGCCGCCATTCTTCCCGTGTCTAACGTAGAGGTGTATATGTCTGTTGCTGTGGCCCCCGCATCTGTAAGAGCTGCGGGATTATACGTTAAGCCTGTCGTGTATGCGTCCGCAGTTGCAACTCCTGCGCTCGTAGTGTCTGCCACCCCTGCGAACAAAGTTGTACTAAACGTATCTGTCGTTTCGGTGGCGTACCCTGCCACCGTTGACTGGTCTACTTGCAGCCCTTCCGTTGCTGCCGTTGCCAGGCCCATTGTAGCGGTCTCGACTCGTGGCGTTGCCGCCTCCAGCGTGGTAGCAAGAGCTTCTGCGCACTCTTCTGCGGCCTCTTCGCCTCCGCCGGAAAACAGTCCGGTGATACCGTCCCATATGCTACCAAACAGACCCGTTACGCCATCCCACAAGCCTTTTAAAATGCCTACTGCAATCTCCAAACCCACCTCGAGCCAGTTCGTGGAAAGGATTGTATCGACGATGCCGCCGACAAGCTGGACCGCTGATCCGATTATCTGCGGCAGGGCGCCGATTAGCCCCGTTATGAGCGCAAATACAAGTTGTATGCCGCTCTGGATGATCGCGGGGAGGTTTTGAAGTATCCCCGAAAGCAGCGAAACAACAATTTGCAGCGCCCCCTGGACAATTAGCGGAAGTGCCTGCACAAGCCCCTGGAAAATGGACTGAATCATATTGATCGCGCCGCTTACCAGTACCGGCAAATTTTGAGCAATCCCCTGCGCTAACGACTGTATGACCTGAACCGCGCCCTCGATTATAATAGGCAAGTTCTGGATTATGCCGGTAAAAATGCCCTGAATCAGGGATAGCGCCGCCTCCATGATCTGGGGGATCATATCGGTTAACCCCTGGACGAAATTGTCAATCAGTTGAACCGCAGCTTCAACGATCCCCGGAATGCATCCTAGTATCCCCTCTAACAGAGTTTGAATGAGTTGAATGCCCGTAATAGCAAACTCTGGTATCCTGGCGAGAATCCCTTCTAGTAGAGTTTGGACAAGTTGGACCGCCGAATTAAGGATCTGTGGAGCCTGTTCTGCCATACTTTGCGCAAACTGTAGGACAAGATCAGCCGCAAGAAAAAGTAACTCCGGAATCAGCGCATAAACGCCGGTAATCAGTGTACTGATGATATTTGCCGCAGCAGTAGCCAGGGTTCCCGAATTTTTACGCAAACCCCCAACAAAGCTCTGTATTAAACCAACGGCAGCCTCAACCAGTCGCGGGGCCTGCTCTGCGGCCTTAGTAACAATTTCGGCAAAAATATCCCCGGCCTTTTTGATAAGCCCGGAAAGCCCTCCGCTTTTAAAGGCACTCGTTAGCTGCTCTACGTATGCCGTGGCCTGTTCTGCCGCACCCTTAAGCGGCGCTGCCAGCCCCTCGTACAACTCAATTCCTAGACCCTCTAAGGCAGACTTAAAGATAGTAACGCTGCCCTTTAGGTTGTCTTGCATTGTGTCGGCCATTTGCTTCGCCGACCCCTCCGCGTTGTTTATGGCGCTTGTTAGATTGTCGTAGTCCTCCTCACCGGCGTTGATGATAGCCAGCATCCCCGCCATCGCCTCCTTGCCGAATAATTGAGAGGCTGCGGCTGCTTGTGTTGCTTCGTCTAACCCGCCCAGATTTGTCCGGAGGTCGCCCATAACCTCGTCAAAATCCTTCATTGTACCGTCGGAATTTTGCAGGGATATGTTGTACTTATCCATGACCCCCTTCATCTTTTTAGTCGGCGCCGCCATGTTGGCGATTGCTGTTTTTAGCGACGTTCCCGCCTGAGAACCCTTGATGCCGGCATTCGCCATCAGTCCCAGCGCTACAGATACATCTTCTGCACTATAGCCCATTGCCCCCGCAAGGGGAGCGACGTATTTAAACGATTCCCCAAGCATAGACACGTTTGTGTTGGCGTTGGAAGAGGCCGCTGCCAGGACGTCCGCAAAATGTCCCGAGTCTGCCGCCGTCATGCCGAACGCCGTCAAGGCATCAGTCACAATGTCCGACGTAAGGGCCAGATCTTCGCCGGAGGCCGCCGCCAGGTACATAATGCCCTCAATACCGTCCAGCATATCGCCGGTTTTCCAGCCCGCCATTGCCATATATTCAAAGGCGGATGCGGATTCGGTGGCGGTGAATTTTGTTGTCGCCCCCATTTGCTTCGCTTTTTCGGTCAATGCGTCCAGGTCTGACCCTGTCGCGCCGGAAATGGCGGCGACCTTGCTCATTCCTTCCTCGAAGTTGGAACCGACCTTAATCACCCCTGCGGCAGCCGCCCCAATCGCCGCCGAAACCGCCGCGACTGCCGTGGTTACTACCGCAAGACCTGACTTTGCCACGCCTCCGAGCTTAGATAAGCCGTCCTTTATTCCGGTATCATCAAGACCGGTGTCAATTATAATTCTGCCGTCTGCCAAACCATTCACCTACCTTTGCTATAAAAACAAAGTAGGCGCGCGCCCCTACTCTAAGGTGGGGCTTGTTGGCTCTTGCCTTTGCTATACTCGATTTTGTTTACTACTCCACACCGCGGGCATTTGACTTCACCCTTGACATGCTCTGCCAGAAGGAGAGTTCGCCCGCATTTTTTACACTTAATCTTCTCCATCATCGAATCTTGACAGGTCACCCCCGTTCATGAGGATTTCTTCTAGTTTCTTCTCCCTATCGGACTTCTCCGGGCGCGGAAGGGCATAAATTTTTTTCATCCGCCGATAATAAGCTTTCTGTTCGGCAGACATTTTTTTGTCAAGGTCAATTGCACGGATCTTAATAATTTCCATAATTTTCTGATCGTCAGAGAGAGCGTCAAACATGGCTTTAAACTGCCACCAGTGCAAGAAACCTACTTTCTGCAAATCAACCCCGTACTGATCCAGAAAAGAGGCATATACATACCCCCCGTCGTGTTCATAGGAAAAAGACGCCTTAACTCTCCCCGAATCAGCCCTTTTCTCCTCTGGCTTGCCGCATCGGTAAAACCAGAGGAGTTGATCAACGGCCTCCTGAAAGTGCGTCCCTGATAAGGTACGCCAGCGCTCCCCGTAGTAGATATTAAACGCTCTCGTTATCAGGTCTGATTTCTCCGTCTTCCCCTCCAACAGAAGTGTGCTATATGCTACGGAGGCCCGAAAGTCCGCGTTTATCGGGATCTCCCGGCCTCCGATGGTTACCGTCACGGGGAGGGCATCCGTTAGGATACTCATTACTTCGCCCGGCGCTGTGCCCGGTTGCCCTGGTATTTTGCCGTTGCGGCTTTTTGCATCTCGTCAAGCTCTGCTCTCTGTTTAACGGCTTCGTCGACCAGCGCTTGCAACGCTTCGTTGCATGTGCGGTAGTTATCCCTCTCCCCGCAAACTTCGGCCCCGGTACCATCTCCAAAAAGTGTATCAAAGACCGTCTTGACGGCGGCGCAAGATTCTTCAAACACGGTCGACATGACGGTTTCTTTCCTGAGTCCTTCTACCAGCTTATTCAGCACCTCAAAGGCGCTCTCGTAGGCTTTTGACGTCTCTACGTCAAACATATCAAGTTCTAAGTCAACCCCGTTAATGTTAAGCATTTTGGTTCCTCCCCTTACTCTGTCGCTGTGAACGCCTTTGTCGAAGTGTCAAACTTGCCGACAAGTAGATCTCCGATGGTTAACAAGTTCCCTGACGCCGTCATTGCTCCGTCACTATCCGCAAAATCCGCAACTTCTACGGCTACGCGGAACTTACGGGCCTCGTATTCCGATCCGGTTGCCCCGACCTTTTTATCCAGGTCAACCCGGATATAGTCGGTTTCGGCGTCTGCGCCGGTCAGCCGATTTTCCCCGATGTTGATGATAAATGCAACGGCCTCTTCTGACAAAATCTGATCAGTTTCGTATGAAAACGAAGCGTCATACCCCACAATCGACTTTGTTTCGGATGCATTGTTTATATAGCGTTTGCTGGATGTCTGCGCGGAGGGTGATTCGTCTAATTTTGAAAAACCGGCCCCCATAAACGCATACTTTTCCGTGGCCTCCTTAGAGACATTTAAGTAGTCCGCAAAGCCTCTTCTCTGTTTAACTCCCATTTCTTAAGCTCCTTTCGCTTGCTTGTAATATTCAAGGCGGCATTGAATTTGATACTGGGCTTTCTGCCCTTCTGCGTCGAACAAATAGCCGCCCGTAGTTACTTCTAGCTTTCTGATTTCGCAGCCGCCGGGCATTATCATCTCGCCCGCGCTGGACTCCAACCATTCCGCAAAATCATCATAAAAAGCGTTTGTATCGATATTCTCCGCGCCCTCATAGTAATGTTTGGAGGCGAAAGTAAAAACCTCCTGGCAGATCGCGGAACCATCGACATACTTTTTTATAACTGGTTCTGCCGGTACGCGCCCCACCATGTAGGTGACGGTGTCCTCTTCTAACACATCCACAGAGACCCTTGCAAATAGTCCCCGGAATTCCTCCAAGTGGGGACAGGTTGCGATATGCTCCTGAATGTACTGCATAATTCCTTTTTTAGCCACTTCTACCTCCTACGTAATTCGCCACGGCCCGGACTACTTCAGGGCCACGCGCCGCCCAAGCTCTTGGAACCCATTGTTTGCCGCGTAAGCCGTTGCCTCGGTTCTCGTACCACTGTTTTCTTGCATAGGGCTGGCCGTATGTTATTTTCCCCGGCGTTGCTACTGCGGTATTTTCCAACGGCCCGTTCATGTGGGGTACGTACGGACCTGATACGCGCTTGATCTCTGTAGCCAAAAACAATGCCGCCTTGCCGTTTTTACCTATCGAACGGCGTAGCAAAATTCTGTCCGCCGGATCCATCGTAAGTCTAACCCCCGTAGCCATTAAGCCCCGCCTCCCATCCGAATATGTGGTATTGTTCCGTGTCGGTTATCCGACCAGGACATTACACGGGCAGGATCATAGGGTGACAGATCCGCGGGCTTTTCAATTTCTGCCCCCATCTCCCCCCGGACAAAATAATCACCCTTTGCAACCGTCCAATGCCCGCCCTTATCTGCTAACGCTTGAAATTCCGCCAGGGGAAGATAACCCGCACAGCTCTCGCCCGGAATTCGTATCTTGTACACATCCGCGCTTTTCAGCCCGGACTCGCCCAGTGATACCTTGTGGTCTGTAAACCAGTGGATTCCCTTGACAACGGCCCTGTGGTACGCAAATCCGCCCTTAGCGGCGGGATCCGGCACACGGTTATAGATCGTCATGTCAGCGTTGGTAATCATAATCAAGCCCCCTATATAAGAGCGTTGTACCCGCCAGATAAGTCGTAATAGCGCTCCCAATCTCCCTGTTAAGAGACCGGCTAGACTTATAAGTAACAGACAGCCCGTCATTGGTCTCCGAACTTATATTTCCGGTCTGATCCGCTGCATACTGCTTCTCCGCCGCGACACAAATGGCGAACTTAACAGCCTCCATGTCAGAGGCGGTAAGGTCATACTTATAAATCCGCGCGAAGGTCATGTTCGCGACCGTGGCCCTGGCTTCTCGCTCTTTGCGTTTCCAGTCTGTAGCCGGTATAGCAGAGCCGCCATACTCATCTACGTAAAACTGATAATCGACCGAAAACTCTGCCATAGGATCACCCCCTTACTTTTTTTCTAACCGCAGCTTCTCCATCTCTGCGACCGCTTGCAGGGCTTCGTCGCGCTCTGCCTTGACGGCTTCTAACTCTAACCGCAGCTTCTCCATCTCTGCGACGGCTTTGTCCTTTTTAGGCTTGTTTGCGCCCATACCTACAGTTTTCATGCTAATCCCTCCCTATGCCTTGTGGCTCAGGTAGATACCCGCCACCTTATTTTTATACACGTCTACTAATCCATACTTACGGTACTTGCTCATGTAAGCATCCGCAGACTGGTTTACATCCGGGGCAATCACAGCAGAAGCCGTGTGCTTATCGAACTTAATGAGTGCAGGCTTATGGATGATCATGAAATTAATATCCTTCGCGGTGGCGGCCTTTTTGTAGTGTCCCAACTCTTCCCCCGCAGTCTTGCCGTCTAAAAGGTCGATAGCTGTATAGAACCGGCTCTGCGGTACGCTCTTTTTAATGCCGAAGTGGTTAAGGATTTCGCGGGACTTAGTTGTATCCAGTGCCATAACGCTATTAAGCAGGGTAGCCGTGGCGTAGAGGATCCGGTTTTCTTCCGGTACCTCGTCCTCGTCCATTATGTTCTTGGCTTCTAACAGAGCCGCCAAAAATTCCAACGCGTCCGCGTATGTGGCAGGCGTAGCCTTGGAAATTCCTGCCGTGCCCGCCAGAGTCGCAAAGGTAAAGGCATCCGCCTCCGGTGCCACCTTATCGCGCTGCAAGGTTGCCCCGGCCATACCAAAAGCAATGTTAAAGGATTCCTGATCGTCCATCGTGTCAACTTGGATCTTCGTGCCTCTGTCGTAGTTGAACGTCGCTGATTTCCACGCTACGTTAACAGATCCGCTTGTATACCCGCCGTTACGGCTATAATCACCGAGGCCGGTTACCTCAATCTGCGGATACAAAATTTCGTTTGCGTTTGCGCCCGCCCGCATCATAGACGCGTCGGAGGTCAGATCCGCTGTAACGGATGCCTTACGGTATACCTCATCAAGGAGGGCCGTGTAATTTTTTGCTAATGCAATGCTATTTCCCATTCTTTTACCTCTTTCTTATTTTTCTTCTCCTAAGCCCATAGCGGCCCGAAGGGTGATTGTGTTGCTATCCAGTCCGCCAGGCGGGTTTTTGCCCGTAGGCCCAACCGGATTGTAGAAAGGTTCGTCTGCCCCAAACATCCAGGCGTTGGACTCTTTGCAGCTATCTATCGCCGCCTTGATGTCGGTTGTCTGGTCTTTAGACGCCTTAAGCGCCTCTAAGTCCATCTCTGCTATAACTGCCTTTGTGCTGCGCCCACCGGCGGCCTTAATCGCGTCTGACAACGTAACGTTAAATGCCATATCAGCAAGCTGTTCCTCGTGCGTGGTCTTTTGGGTTGCTAAATCACTTGTTAGTGTCGTAATTTTGCCTTGCAGATCCTTAACGTCTACACCCTCAAAGCCCTTAAGGGCATCAGTTGCCGTTCTGAGTTGTGCTTCAAGACCGTTTTTTGCAGTCTCCAAGGCCGCGTGTTTGACTTTACCCACATAATCACCAGTACCCAGATTTGCAACCTTGATTTGGTTGTCCTTGTTTGCGGGGTCCTCATTGTGGGCCTTGATTGCCGCCGCGACCGTCTCATACTGGTCGCCTAAAAAAGCTTTCAAAAATTCCATGCTGCTCCTCCGCCGCGCTGGTTTTTATGTGCGGTGCCTCCGCTGCGGCACGGGTGTTTATATCTCTACCCCGTAAGAGATTGATTAGTTTAAACGTCATTTCGGACGATATAAAAACGCCCCATAGGACGCTTTAAGCTGAATACTTCCAATTGTTTACTACTCTTCCGAGACGGTCCACATAAACCCGCTCCATTTGAGGTTCTAGCCCCATGCGTCCACTGAACGCCTTGTAATCCCGTAGCTGCTGCAAGTACCGGGACTGTGCCGCCTCAATGTCTTCCCTCACCCCGCTGCCCTTTTTAAGGTTTACGATCTTGGAGCGTTGTACTTGCATCTTGCGTTCCATATCCCGCTGCTTTTGTGTCGCGTCGCAGGCGTTGTATTCCTTGCCGCTGTACGTGCGTGTCTGTGCCTCTTTGCGTTCCATCTCTGCAAGCTGTTCATCCGTATAGAGGCGCGTGGATGCACCACGTACAAAGGGGTTAATATTATGCTTGCAGTTGGCTCCGAGAAGACCGGCTGCCGTGCCGTAGCCGCACACGCTTACAAGGTCTTCATAGCTCATTACCAGCCCACCCCACCAGTGATCCGGTCGGTGTCCGCTGTGCCAGGTGATCTCAAAATCATTGGTTCCGAGCTGCCTCGCGTTGTAGATATTGATGTTAGCAGATACTTGGTTAACGCCGCTCATAATCGCCCGCCTTGCGGCCACTGTCGCCCTGGTGGATATGCCAGAGGCATAGTCTACCGTGCGCAACCCTGATTCCGACATTTCGGACGATACCCGGCGCAAAACCGTGTTGTAGTCAAAGGTTCCTGTCACGATATCCAAACAGGCCCGGTCTACGTACTTCTGGTAATACTCTGATAGCGGCGTAAAGACTTTTTTACCGTGGCCCATGTCGACCATGAACCCCAATGACTGGGAGATGTTTTTAAACTCTCCAAGCGTCTGCGCTCTCATTCCCTCCACCCATGCCTGCAATTGATGGTTTTGGCTATAGGGAATATAATTCGCGTTGATCTGCTCATACAAGACGCGATTCCGCACAAACTCCTTTTCAACCACTTGATCATATATCTCCCATATTTCGGGGTAGGTAGCCTTTGTGAGGCGCTTGATTTCTGCCTCAATAAATTCCGTTGTCTGCCCCATCCCCATCAAGCGGTTAATCTGGTAGTCTGCTGTGGAGGTAATCCCGCCGGTCTTGTATATCCGGCGCACTACGTCGTCCATTACTCTGTTTTGCATGTCATAGAATAGCTTTACAATCTCTTCTGGCAGGCCCTCCAGTTCTCCCGGTTGCATCTGATCACTCCTCTACGATAACGGCGGCCCTTGCAGTCGCCTCGTCCTCGTTGTACCACTTCGCGCGGTACTCCCAGAGCGGCATAGCCCCCACGGCTACATCTTGCAAATCCTGCTTGCGCTCCGCCTCCTCGTCTGTTAGCACGGAATCTTTAAAGCCACACACAAATTCAAAGCCCGAGGTAAAGAGACCGTTATAAAAGGCCAGTGCATAAACAAGATCCTCGAGGCAATCCTTAAGGTTCTTCTGTATGGCCGTGACCATGTTATACTTGCGCTTTTTAGCTGCTTTAACCTCCGTAGCGGTCTTTTCGACCTCCGATAGTCTGCTTAGGTCTCCATAGGACAGAGACACGGAAAATTCAATACTGCGCTTATATTCTTCCAACCCCGCAATGATGGATGTCTCCCGAAACTCCGGAGAGAATACAGAATATAGCTCTTTGTTTGTCCCGGTCTCGATGTTTAGGCCTTGGTAAAGCCTCTTATTGAGTTTTGGCACTTCCATGCGGTTTTCCCCGCCCTTGCCAACAACTGACCGGGGCTGCAGGGCGATTACGTCAACATGGACTGCCCTTTCTCCGCTTTCAAACTCCCAGTCCAATCGGCCAAACTGTATATCAGCCTTGCGGATCGTTTCGGCGGCAGCGTCATAGATTGACACACCGCAGGGCGATCCGTCAATGTCGTTGACGATTGGATTACGGTAATACCCGAAGTCAGGTCGTGTCATGCCGGGATAAGTAACGGACTCCGGCAGCTTCGCCCAATCATCAACGGAGGCCAGATCTACCGGCTTTCCGATGCTGGCACGGTCAGGGCTTCTGTATGCCCTGTTTGTGATCACTAGGCCGGACGGTTCTACACCGTGATATTCAACCCGATGATAAAATACCGACTCTCCGACCTGTCTTGTCTCCATAAATACAACCTTGATCAGTTTGCCTGAAGCGTCGAATTCCACCGGCACGAAGTTACCGGCAAGTATATATTCGACCTTATCTCCTCCGAGTGGCTTAACGCAAAAGGAGCCACGGGCAAGGCCGCTTTGAAGACTCTCATTAAGCCGCAGGAGGCTCTTTTGGTATAGCTTGTCAAGGCGTGGATTGCTGACGCTGGTTTCCATTTCTAATAAGCAGATATTCGCAAATTCGCGGCATATTGCTTTTTCAAGGCGAAGTGATTTGACAGTATCATCTACCCAGGGCGCGGCCCCTCTCTCCATGTTGATCCATAACTCGATCTTACTAACCATGTCTTGCGAGATTGCGACGTCGCGACCAACAACATCCTTTATTGTCTTAACCGGAAACATACGGCTCATCACCCCCTTAATGAAATTCTTTATGCTATCAAACATTATTGCCCCCTCCTCTTCCAAATGGGGTTTGTTGCATATCTAACGCCGTCAATTCCGTGGTTATCCTTGTCCGGGTAGCCTGAAATCACTTCGCCGTCCTTCCCCCGCTCGTACTCATAATTGAGGAATTCTTCGGCAGTTTCGGGGCATCGGACATTGTCTATAACAATCTCTGCCAGGGATTGCAACCACTTCATGGAATAATCTACGCTCCCCGGCCCCTTTTCTGCTCCTCTCGCAAGCAATCCATAAGAGCGGTAATCCCCTACTGACTTGTTTTCCGCGCTGTCACAGATGATGAGGTCATTGCCCGTTATGCCCATCTCTATCAGCTTATCTGCTGTCTGCCGGTTGCTCTGCTTATTGCAACGATACTCCACAAAAATATAAAGTTTGTGCCGTGCTGCGTCGTAGTGGCAGCGGACGAAGTGGAAGGGATCAGGATACCATCCCCAGTCTAAGCCGTTGCATATACGGTCAAACTGTGCAATCTCCTCATCGGTGATTTCTCGAATGACAACATTGTCAAACACTTGCCCGCCGGTGCCGTTAGCTATGCCCATATACTCATTTTCGTAAGCGGTCGGGTTAACTTCCCGCAAGAATTCCGCTTCGTCCAAGAACGGTTTCCCAAGCCATGCTTTCGGTACGTCTTTATACGTGCTGTGAATAACCAGGCGCGTCTCCTTTGGTACCTTGATGTACTTATTCGCCCAGTTGTTGGCGGATTTAGGTGGATTGAAGGATTTAAAGATATAAGCCTTATCACCGCCACGGATTACTGACTGTTCGATTTTACGAACCGCCTCCGGCCCGGCGAACTGGTCTAACTCCTCAAACCAGAGAACACCAATGTAGCCGAATGGGACTTTGATGGATTTAATTTTGCCGGGATCGTCCGCGCCCCGAAAATAAATCTTCTGTCCGGTACTGATCCGGGTTATTTCCATTGGACTGACTGTCGGGTGAAACTCGTCCGTCAAACCCAGCGCATCGATCGCCCAGAGGATCTGTTGATATACTGATCCTCGGAGCGTATCGGCCACCTGACGCATGATAACCGCGTGTATATCGTCATTCTGCTTGATCAGGTCAACGACATCCAATCCAATGAAGGAAGACTTTGCAGAGGCGCGCCCTCCGGGCAGCACATACTCCAAATGCGCCCCGTCTTGTATATCAAAAACAACCGGCGCGAATACCGGGGCAATCATATTGCTTGGGATCCCGTTGTACTTGGCCGGTTGCCTGTCGCTATCTTGTTTTAGGTTGCTTGACTGGGCCTGCAAATGCTCAATTTTGGCCCGCTGCTCTGCCATGTCAAGATCATCCTTTGCCGTCTGTCCTATGGCGTCCTTAATGGCTTCATACGCCCTTACATTGCCATTCATGGCCTTTGTGATCATAGCCATGTTTATAATGCTCTCATAGGTACTATCAACACCATTCTGAAGGAGAAAATCGCTAATACCGTCAACTTCTACCCCGGCAGTTAGGAGCGCGTTTAGGGTTTTGCGGAAGTCGGCTTTTCGGCGCCTGGTCTCTCCCGACCGTTTCCCGCCTTTTGCTCCGTTCTCTCTTGCTTCTTCCTTGCTTCGCTTGCTGAAAGGAATTAAGTTTTCGTGTCCACTTGCCAATCACCTCACCTTCCAATCTGGTCTATTTTCGGACATAGAAAAAGAGATAGCGTCCGGCTACCTCGGGTTATCGTTTTAGTGGCGGATGTTCAGCGGATCCCGCCACTGACCCGACCACCTGTCTAAAGTGGGTTTGTTTTTTTACTATACAACGCAAAACGCCCTGCATCTGCAAGGCGCTCTGTATGTTCGGGGAGGTTACTAGGTGATATACATTTACCACCAATACTATACTACCACGGCCTAAGTGAACAAAACCGACAAACTTTATTTTTCTTTCAAAAACCTGTTATGATCCATTCGGCAACTGCCATCCGTATACCTTTTCCCCTTTCGTCCGTACCCGCTATTCATTGCGTTCGCCACTCTCTGCCATGTCCTCCCTTCCAAGTAGTACAGCGTGAGGATTGTCCGCATCTCTGGATCGTCCACTGTGTTGATATATTCCTCTACTTCGTTTGTCAGACGGAATAACTTTTTCTCCTCTGACTCTAAAACCGTCTTCCTTGATATCAGCAGCTCCCTCGCGTCCTCGTATTCTTGGCTGGGGAATCCTTCGATCCGAATGCTACCATAAGTGCCGTCTCTTCGGGTTCCCTTCACGGAATCAACTACCCGCTCGCCGCTTGTCTCCATTCGCTCTATCTTGCTTCTAATCTCCCGAATGCGCTTGTTTAGATGTTTGATTCTTCCCTGCGCGGAGCAATATCTTTCAAGTACTGACTTATCCAATTCTATTGCCCCTCCTCAGACTCCGCATTATACGGCCCCGGCAGCGGTTGCCATGCAATCACTTCAAAAATTCCGTTAAAATTGTGCCATTTACCGTCCACGGTATAATCCTTAGAAACAAATATCACATCGTTTTTGTTATCCTTGACTGTGACAACTACAGAGACAGACTGCTTATACACTTCCCAATCAGCACTCAATCCTTCTGAGTCATATATGGTTATTATTTCTTTGCGTTCTTCGGGCAATCTCTCTTTAACGCTTATCCACTTTCCCATTCTGCGTTATCCTCCTCCGCTTCGACTCGTCCTGATTCTTCAAGCCACTTCTCAATGCATGTTATACAAGTGTATGCCGCTACTGGTTCACCGTCTAAAAATCCGCTTTCGTATAAGGCTTGTTCCCCTGCCTTGATTTCTCTTTGGCAGGAAAAACAACTATGAGGCTTTCGGCATTTAACAATCTTTTCTTTGTGGTTTTCTATATCTTCATCAGGCTCATAAAAACCACTGTCCAAATATAATTCTTTGTCGTATTTCATGGCTATCTCCTGCCCCCTTCCTGCTAATCTTGATAGTCGGGGAATTGGAGTAGGCGTAGTTGTCATAGCGTCTATTGCCGTGTCAAATTTTCTTTCCATGTCTTTCACGTCCTGAATTCCCTGCCCTTCATGGTTGATTTTAATGAGCAACCAATGCAGCTCCGATTTTAATCTCTCTAATGCAAAAATACTGTCTTCTAAGTCTGCTTGACTTACTCCGACCTTGACCATTTCATTTTCTAAATTTTCTCTACTCATTCTCATTCTCCCCGTTCAGCAGTTCAGGATGGTCATGAATGGTTCCAATGATTTCAACGCTTTCTATTTCACTATAGCATTCGCATCCGTCGCAAGAATAGCTCCAATTCCAAGGAGAAAATGAACCGTTAGTATCGTCCCATGTAACCTCATGGCGTTCATTAATCTCCTCCCCATTGTTAAGATAAGCAACATTAACTATATCCCCCTCAAACACTAACCGCGCGTCCTCACTGTCTCCCCGGTATGACTTAGTGGCGATTAGTCCGGTGCACTGGCCTAATGTGGCGGAATCAACCCGCGCCCAATATTCAATTGAAATCCATTCTGCGTCCCAATCGATAACATTACCACCCGCAATGAATACTGTGTTTTCGTTATGTTTGTGTGGTTGTCCATAAAACCAAAGTCCGCTATTAATGCTCCTGCCCCTAAACATATAACGTTTATCCATACCTCTCCACCTCCGCAATATGCTCTCTTGACGGGATCCCCATACCATACTGATCCTTGATCCGCTCTACTTCCCTGCTCCAATCCCTGTTAAAGTCACGCGCCCACTTGTCTAACCTGACCTTACCCAGCGGCTTACTCCGGCGAAGTGCTGATTGTCTGCTGACCGCTGCACAGCTAACCCCTAATTGGTTGGCTATGGCTCTGTGGGTCATGTCCTTGTCTAACATCTCGTTAATTTGCCGGGTTACTTCCGGCTCTAATTTAAATCCTCTTGGCATGGCCTATCCTCCTTTTCCGCTCCACGGTTTTAACAAATTCTTCCGGCTCTCCAATAGCTTCGTACAGAGCGAGTTTATTGAAACACTTTTGTATAGGGCATGTTTCGCACAGTCCATCCTCATCTTCGCAAATCTCTCTGCATGACAGGCAATCATCTGCTTCGCCGGTTCTGTCAATTGAACACAGTTCCTTCGGCGCGTAGTCCCCGTCATATTTTATGGTTAATCTTGGCATGTTGTATCCTCCTCTAAATTTCAGTTTTGCTTAGGTATCTCCCCATAGTAATGTTGCGATTTCAGCCTTTTTCTTTAGTTCCTTAACTTCCTTGCTTGCATAAGCGAGGGAATAAGAATGTTCTCTTTCTATCGATCCGTCTTTTAAGCCCTTATGATAGGCAATTGCTTTTTCAAGCCTATCTGAGAAGTATTCAATACTTTCGGGCATGGCTAGGGTTATTTCTTGTACCTTATTTTCCCAATATTCCGCTTTTTGCTCGGCTTCTTTTGATTTTTCCGCAAACTCTACGCTTTTTCCCATTCTGTTCCAATTTCTGTCAATTAAGGCCCTGTGTCTTTTCTCGCTATGGTGCCCGGCCTTTATGGGCTCTCCTAAAGATAGAAACTCTTTACCCTCTTGCGAGGCATTGTAATAGTTTTCACTTTTAGACATGTGATTCGCTGCGCTATTGCTATAACGTTCCGCTTTTCTTTGTGCGTATGACTGATCCTCAACTCGCACAATGGAATAAAAATATTTCTCGCCATTTTTTGCAATTAAGTTGTAAACCTCGCATTCAACTTCTTTTCCATATTTGGTTTCAAGCTCAATGATTTCTCCCTTTTCATACTCTTCTTCACATTCTGCCGCCCAAACATTCGGACAATATTTTTTAAATTTATTCATGTTTCTTCCTCCGCTAACTGTTAATTTTTATTCGCTTCATTGCATAGCCAATCTAATGACTTTTCAATTTCGTGGACTGTGCACCACATATTTTCTATTTCCTCTTTGTAATTTTTGATACTCATTTCTGACCGGTTATACAGATATAATTCAAGGTCAGAGAGATCTTTGGTTTCAACCGTATCAGCGTGATCTTTGCCGTTATAGTCTGCTACTGCCGATTCAGCCGCGCTTTCCAAATCTTTTGATATTTCATGGATTCTTAGGATTTCTCCGTTTTCCCTCGATCTATAGATTGCTATTTTCACCTTTTTCCTCCTCCTAAGTTTCAACTCCACCGAATCGCTTGCCCGCAGTTTGGACAGTGCTTTGCATATACAACGGCAACATATTTTCCGTCAATATTGCTAACAAATTTATAGCCGCAGCAGGGGCAGCGCAAATTAAAATCTGTACTGCAATCGATGGGGGTTACATTGGGTAATCTTGGCGCCTGCTTTTGTTCCAGTTCCGCTATGTAATCAAGCAGGTCCGGGACTATTTCGCAATATTCATCATATACGGCAGCCGCCAAATTCCAGCCAGTTAAGCCGACTTCTTTCGCGTTATTAACCTTTTTCCGGGTTTCTTCAAGTCTTTTTTGATCCATCTTTCTTCTCCTTGCTCTAAATTTACTTAATACCGTACTCATAGCGTAAAAATGACTTATATTCCTCATAATCCACCAGTACGGTATCATGATCCTGCCATACCTTTACTATGTTTCTTTCCAACGGCACGGGAGCATCACACTTGATAATTCCGTTGCCGTAATGTGCGCGGAAGTCCTCTAGGCTATAGATTTCGCATTTATCATAATCCATAGTGCCGACATAGCCGGAAAAACATCTTCTCGCCTTATCCTGTGTCCGTTCGCATCCCCATAAAGTAAAGCGGCAGCCGCTAGAATGCTTTATGCTAATCGCTATATACTTTCTTTCCATGTCTTATTCCCCTTCCCCTTGTTTGTCTGCATCCCCCTGGATTATGATTTTGTCCTGCGCCAGTGCGTACCCGCACTCTATACACGCCCCTGTGCTTCCTCTCCACCCGCCGATCATGTATGCCGCGTCCGCAAGGTCAAGAAGGGGCAGGCATATCTTCATGTATTCGTCGTGAGTTGCCTCGAACTGTATTACACCGTTCAGCGCAGCGGGGTTTATGACCTCATGTCCTTCCGCTTTTAACTTTTTTTCGGCCTGTTCAAATTCCTGTCGATAATTCGGGTTATTAGTGATTGGGCCGATTATGTATACTCTCATGGTTAACCTCCCTTTAAAAGTCCATACTGATTTGTTCCGGCTCCGGCGTGGCATCGAACCGCATAATCATTTGTGCCTGTGCTTGCTCTAATCGTTTTTTGGCTTTGTCGTAGTATTCTTTGTCAGTCTCAAATCCCACAAAGTCAAGTCCTGCATTGTGGCAGGCTATAAGGCTGCTTGCGCTGCCTGTGTGCGTGTCAATAATCTTATAGTTGGGTTTTGCGTAATTTTGCAGTATCCAACTATAGAGTGGAACGGGTTTTTGGCATGGGTGTATTTTCCCTTTGTAGTCGCCACGTGCCAGGGGATCGTGCTGAAAAATCTTTGTATTTCTGTCAAACGAAGTCCATGCCAGCTCTGCCTCGCCGTATGATCTCCCCTTAAAGCCGTTACCCTTATCCCAAACTATCCACCCCCTGGAAGGTGGTAACTCAAAGTAATTTCCACCAAAAATTATCTGTTCCTTTGAAACCCTGCTCTTCCCCATTGTCAGGCGTCCCCCTTCTTTCTTCGCGCAAAATTGCCTCATAGTCCGTGTCTCTTTGATCAAAATTGTGAAACCGGTTGGCGGGCTTTGGCTTCTGCCCCCTGGTATTGTCCCTCAGGGGAAATATGCCCTGCCAGCCATTAACAATCGATTCATTCAAAATCTTAATCTTCATTGTGTTATCATCCCCGGCCAGTGCAGACAATTTATTTAGCAATAGTTTTATGGCATGATCCGTCATTGGCTTCTTGATATCTCCCCGATATTCGATATAGGAATGGATCGCATCATCAAGCGGACCGTCAGGGGAGTATATTTTCTTTGCTTTACTTTCCTTTGTTTTACTTTCCTTTTCTTTCTGTCGATTTAATTCCGAATTAATTGCATTTTCTTCAGAATTAATTCCACTTTCTTCTATAATAATAGGGGTTATGGGTGAACTTAATAACGGTTGGCCATTACTACTAAGCAACCAATACTCACCGTTATATAGTTGTCTCTTCATGCGTACTATGGCTGTCTCATAGTATCGCTTTTGAATTCCAACAGAGGTTATAATATCCCGATTAAGGAGGTCTTTACATAGAAGACCTATATCCGCACAGTAATCTATAACTTGCACGACAACTAATTTGTTTTTTACCCACTTGTTACCTATCTTCTTAATGACCATTCTTGCCAGCTTGTCTTTAGATAGATTTGCATAGTATCCCTCGGAGTACACAAGCATGAGAATCACGTCATACACAGTACTACCAAGTGGGCCAAACTCTTCAAGCAAATCAAATATCTTATCATCTTCATAATAGGTAACATCCTTAGGAAAGTAATCCAGGCCTTTTTTATTTGGAGCACCTCTGCCCCCCATAAGACCACCTACTTTCTATCTTTGCGTCCAGAGAAGTGTTCCTCTGCAATTGTCCGGTTCGGCATCAACACACCTCCTCATAGTAGTCATACTCGTATTTTTTGAGCATGGTTTTCGCCGGTGATATGCGCCTGGATACCTTACTTCTCCGGCTTTCTTCTTCCGCCACAAATGCCTTAAGGTATTCAAGGTCTCCGGGCATGTCGGGGAGGAAATAGCCTCCCGGTGTTCCACCTGACCGTAGTATCACGTCGCCATTGTCTCTTGCCTTTCCGATCATCTCGCGTACGGTACGTTCATCCACACCAATTACAAAAGCTATATCAACGGCTGGCGTGGGGTTCGTGTGGCCTTTAATCAAATAATCTTTTATGTCCAATATTCTACCTCCGTTAAAGTGACTTCAATCCGAGGGTTATCTTTGTCCTCATAGAAATCGTGTGTGAAGTTTTCAATATGTTTCCACCCGTCCCCCTGAAGCACTCCGCACTTCACGAGACTGTCAAGGATAAATTTAAGCCCACATGACAAAATGTTATCCTTATCCCTTCTTTTGTTTGGCTCGTAAAACGTTAGTCCGACAACCACAGGCTTTTCAATTCTTATTGCTGGTATCTGCTGCCTGATTGACCAGATAACAGTATCTTGGTTGTCTTGTTTCATCCTCCCGCCCTTGCGGGGGTTTTGGCGGTTGGCGGCGGTATACTCGTTCATACCGTCCAAGCGCCCCATAATGACAAATCTATATTCCATCAAATACCCTCCTAGCGGCTAAACATAAGCTTATTTTCGTCCCAATCAGGATAATGGGCCACAAGATATTGTTTGAACAGCTCCCGCATGTACCCCATATGTTCCGACTGATCCAACATGCTGTGATGTCCTACGCACCCTATAGCCCCGTTTTGGGCTATTCCCAGCCCTCCGCGTCCACGGCCTATATAATGCATGGCTTGATAGCCGTAAACCGCCGTATGAGGCGGATCAAGGCCCATCTTACAGAAGATGCAACCTTGATCCCGTTCCCACATCTCCGCGCGGGCAGCGGGAGAAAATTCTAATGCCTTTGTTCTTTTACTTTTCATTAGATTTCACCCATCAGCTCGCTATAGTGGATCGGCGCCGTTAAAATCTTCGTGTGTTTGCAATAGTCGCAAAGATCACACCGGATAGGTTCGACCTCCCTGTTTTTGAGCATTAATATTTTGGGTATGTTCTGCTCGATTTCAATTAGTTTGGTCTTTAAGTGGGCGCTGTCAATATGGATGATTTCAATGTCTGTTTCACCTTCTTTCGAGGCTGCGGCTATGTAAAAAGGTAGCGTTTCACCTGTGTTTTGCCGCACTATCTCTTGATAGGCCGCGCCCTGCAAGTCGTATCCCCAATACTGCACAAAATCCATATACCCGGCGTCCCGTACCCAAAATGTATCTCGTATAGCTTTCATTATTTTCAGATCCGTAATGCAGAGGCCGGGAAGGTGACTGTCAATTTTGATTTTGAACTTTGCCCCCGCAATCTCCCCGGTCATAATGACCTGTTTTTCGCCCGACATGTATTTCATGAAATATTCGTCCCGCTCAATGCGGTTGATAATTTCCTCTGCCTTTCGATAATCTTTCTTTAAGGCTCCTTGTTTAGTGAAAATATCTGAGTTCTTTGCCCGGAAAAGGTCAAGACTGCCCTCAAAGTGAGCGTCAACATACGACCCGACCAACAAGGCTGTTGTCATCTTGCGTTCCCACTCACCACCTAATTGAGCCAGCGCCCGCGCTTCACAGGCCAGCATTCCCGCCGTTCCCATGAAGTCCTTGTATTGGCTGACAGACAGATACTCGCGGTTCGCCTCGGGACTAAAGTAATTCTCATTGGTCAATAGCATTCTTCTCGCCTCCAAACACATCTACGATCTCCGGAGGCTCTTCCTCAAAATAATCCCCTGCTTTTGCTTGACCATCTTTTAGAGCCTTATACACGCCCCATAAATCGGCTATTTCCTCTGCTCCAAAATCGGCCATATTCATACCTGTGTATTTTTCGAGCTGCTTCTTTGATACTTTGAAGTCTTTTTTAAACAACTTCTCTATCTTGGCAATTTTTTCTTGACTTGGAAGATCATTGTATCCCTTCATCTGTGTTCGTTTGCACTCGTCTACCGCCATGTCGACGATATCACCGGGAACAACCCCGAGTATGCAAGCCCTCATTCTCCTGGCCCCGAAATTTGCCGTTGCCTCGTATATGTCCCTGCTGTCGGTAAGCTGATAGGAACCGTTCTTCGTGTCTCTTTTGTGTTCAACCCCGAATATTTTAGTTACTCTTGTATTGGTCTCTAAATCCCACGCGTAGGCCATCATTTCTGAAACGCCGTTTTCTTGATTAAGTTCTACTACTCCGTAATCAATATTCCCCCACGTTTGCGCTATGGCTTCTGCAAGTCGTATAGAAGGGCCGGTAACATTCTGACCACCCCGGGGGTATGAATAAATGGCTTGCTCTGCCAATGCTTGGCGCTGGCATGTCCTTTTTATTTTTTCTATAGCAGTAAATTCATCACGAGGGAATTTTTTGGCTATAATCATTGCAGCTTGTACTTCTTGGGATTGTCTGCTTACCATCATTTCAGTCTGTGGATTTTTAATTAAAGCAGGCTTTTCGTTTTCGATAATTTCATTCATTTGACGTCCCCCTTATAACTCCATTACGGTTAATTCGTTATCGTCTGTAGTTCGCGTTGCGATAAATTGCAGGCCCGCATTCTTACACTTTGCATAGAGCCGCTCCCTTAGTTTGGCGGACAATTTTTCCACCCCGTCAATCAAGATAATTTGCAGACCGTTTGGCTTCTGCAATGCTACATCAATGCAGAGGTCTAGCTTTTCGCCATCCGACAGGTTACTAATTGGGAGGCCGTTGATCAGGGGGACGCCGTTAACAACGCTAAGGCCATCGATCGGGATTTTCGCCGTCTGCAAGATCTCGCCGGGCAGCTCTCTGGCCTTTTCGATCCGTTCTGTCAAAACGGCGCTTTTGTCCGTAAGTTCGTCAATTTCTCGTTGAAGATCTTTCATCCGGCGGTATTCGTTAAGATGTTTTTTCATGTCTTCAGCGTGCCTTGCCTTTTCTTGCAACTCGACGGTCTTTGCTGGTTCTTTTTCTGCGTACTCCCTATTCATGGATAGTTCAGTGTCATATGTTGCCACATTGGCCCGGTATGCGCTCTCTATGGCCTCCATTTTGTCCGCTTTCCTTTCTTCCAGCCCGTAAAGCTCTGACTTGCAGGACTTTATCTGCTCCTCGAGCGAAGCAATCTTCTCTTTGAGTCTCGTTTCAGAAGCGGATATGTCTTTTTCCAGCGCCGCAATAGCAATTTCCTTGTCTGCTTCAAATTTGCGGATTCTGTTGTCCCTGTTCTCGACTAACGCCTTTGCCCTTTCAATTTTTTCATTTTCACTTCTGATCTGTTCGATTTTTTGATATAGCTCACCTAAGCTCTCCTGCTCCCATTTGTCGGCGTTGTATCCAGGTGGAATTTCATAGGCAATATCCTCCACAAAAGCCCTTTTGTTTCGGATGTCTCTGTTGATATCTTGGCGCGTCTGGTAGTACTGTCCTTTTTCGGACTGGACATCATTTAAGACCTGTAAAATGTTTTGATCGTAGGATACCCAATCGGGAATTTCACCGAACCATTCCTTGATCGTCCGTATAGACCACGGGTACTCAATCATGTCCAAAATAACCGCATTTTGCTGCGTCCGGCCCATAGCCATAAACTCCACGGGGCTGAGTTGCAGCGGTGTGAAGATGTCTTTCAGGAAGGATTCCGGGCTGCCGACCTCGCGACCGTCTTTTTTTACACTCTTATAGTCCGCCTGGTTGGTTCTTGCTTTTCGGCTGATCCTGATTCCATTATCAGTTTCAACAATGATTTCCCCCTCGGTTTCCCCGTTGCGTACGATATATTCCCTCTCTGATTTGTTGGTAAGGGCGTAGCGGATTGCATCAACTACAGAGGTCTTACCGGTTCCGTTCTCTCCTGACAGTTCAATACACTGTCCGCCGGTTTCATACTCTTTAATGCCAAACAGATTTTTAATTTTGATTTTAGAAATTTTCACCTTTACATTTCCTCCGATTTCGGCTATGATAGCCTTATAGTGTTTGTTTATTGGCCTCTTGTGTTCCCGCACAGGGGCCTATTTCTTTTTCTTTCATCAGTTGCTCTAATGGCAGGCCGGTAACTTCTGATATCTTCTTCCACTCGCCGACCGTAAACGGTGTTTCGCCCGACAGTCTTCGCCTCGCTTTTTGGGTTATGTACGTCGTAGGTGGCCACAGCATCTCCCCAAACTTCCTCGGTGTGTATTCGTTCTCTGCCAGGTATTCCCCTAACAGAGGAAAGGCGCAAATACTAACCATGCTATCCACTTTTCTACTTCGTCCCGTTGTCGCCTTGGTGAGTATCTGTCTTACTCTTTCGCGGGTCAATCCGAAATTTCCGCCAATCTCTTCCAGCGTCATGCCGTCAATCCGCATGGTAAACATTTCAATTTTTTGCTCTCTTGTCACTTTCTTATTCCTCCTTCTTATATATCTCCTTTCTATTCTTGATCGTCCCAATCAATCCGCTGCCCGCAATGGTAGCAATAGTGACCTACTCCATCACACGGAAGATCTTTGTAACAAGCAGGACAACCATAGACGTTCAGGTATTCCATGTCCGGAGGATTGACATTGAGCGGTTTTCTAGGCACCTGCTTTTCCAGTGCCTTTATTGCGGTCTCTAGCTGCATTTCGGTGATCTCAATGCACACAGTACCCCTTTCCCCTCTTATTTGCCGCCTTATAGCGGCTGCCGCTCTGGCTGCTATACTCATGTGTTTCCCCCTCTCTTATACAATCTCATCAATGATTTTCAAGATCATTTCCGTGCCACTTTCCCCTACTACACACACCTTGTAAATATGACCCCTTGCGAGTTCGACATACACATACTCTTCATCGTGTACATAAGTCAACGAAATCAGATCGTGTAGATCCTGTGTGGCTTGCAGGACCGGCAGAAGCAGATCGCAAATTTCTTGCTTGCTTTCCATTCTTTTATTTCTCTCCTTTCACAATCGCCAGTGTACTTATGACATACAACCCAAGCCCCAGTATGGCCGCCACCGGAGTATCCTGTTCGCACAGTGTCGAGATAACGATCATCCAGGCTGCAAAATAGGTAAAGATCTTAGATACGAGGATGACTTCGCGCTTTGCTTCTTTCACTTATTACACCTCCTCACCATACCGTTAACTTTTCAGAGTCTTCGATCTTAAGGACTTTTGCCAGCCTCCGAAGCTCCTCCAATGATAGGCTTTCCGGCTCTTTTAGACGCCGGTGCAACGCCTGATAGTTCATGTGCATCTTTATTGCAAGGTCATTTTTGCTTAACCCTAGCAGGGTAAGATGTCGGGATACTGTAGCGAGTAGGTATGTATCTTGCTGCTGTGACTCACTTGGTTTTATTGCGGGCATGGGTAGCCCTCCTTTCTGTTTTTGTAGCCGCTAAATTGCTATTCCTGTGTGCTTAGTGATTGCCTGTTTGCGGATGTCTTTGACAAGCCTGTCTACTGTGTCGTCGCCCGGGCATCCTTTGATCAAGGCATCTGTATAGTACGCCTCCTTGACCAGTTCAATAGCCGTGTCAAGCATCTCCATCGTTACCCCTTCTTCCCGTGCAAAATCTGCAATCCGATATGCAAGTTCTGCCACTTTGGGGCTGTCTGCGTTACTCATTCTTCTTGTTCTCCTTTCTCCTTATTCTTTTGTCACTTGTTGCGTGACATCCGGGGCAAAAAAAATTTCTTCCGGCTTCACGATGTCTAATATGATAATCATATCATACATTTCGTCACTATCAAATTTTCCCCGGCGCATTTTTCCGTAGAACGTTTTTTCGTGCATTCCCAGCTTTTTAGCAAGCCTTACCTGGGAAAATCCTCTTTCGGCTATTAGTCCTCGCAGCCTGTTCGTGTCTACCAAGGTCAACACCCCCTTCCTGTTTTTCTGTTACTTGTTGCGTAACACCATAATATCACCTGTTCTGTAACGTGTCAAGTGATTTTTGGCATTTTTTTGTTGCATATTATGAAAAATATGTTATACTAGTTCTATCAACTATAAGGCGGTGCGAGATGGGACTTAAAGATAATATTAAATTTAAAAGGATTGAGAACGGAATGACACTTGAAGAGCTGGCTGCCAAAGTCGGAGTGAGCAGGCAGACAATACAAAGATACGAAAGTGGTGTAATTGGAAATATCCCCTCCGATAAAATTGAACTGATGGCTGCGGCGCTCGATACAACCCCGGCCTCATTGATGGGATGGGAAAAACCCGAACGCACCGCTAATGCAATGTCGGTTGTGACTCATAGCTCCCTAATGCAAGATATTGTTTTAGAATGCAAGGAATTCGACAGTGAAGAGCTTGGCAGATTATTGAGCTATGCAAGATTCTTGAAACAGGATACAAGTAAGCAGGGCGAAGAATAACCCCCTGCCCTGCTCGTTGCTACGCGCTGATCTCATTTTTTACGTATAACATAAGAGATAGTAAAAACTCTACACTGTCAATTTTTTTTAGATAGTAAATTATCTCTTTGATGCATTCAGCTTTTGCCCCCTGTGTTTTAGTCTCTTCTTTTGTCATCGCGGCTCCTCCCTCGCTACAACTTGCAAACATATGTTCCCTTTAAGTGATCTTATCATAGCACAGTACTCCCATAAAATCAAGTAAAATTAAGAACATTTGTTTTGCTTTCGGTTAGTGAGGCGCGCGCGTACCCCTGTCATGTGGTATTTGTAGTATAACATATCCAGGGGCAAATTTTGCTGGCAAAGCTTGGTAGCGTATCTGTTGGTTACAAAATAGAATAAAAGTGCTGGTAAACTGAATCAATCTTTGATATAGTAGTTTCATCAACTTACACGGGAGGATATAGCTATGAACAAAATGAAAATGTCGCTTATTTGCGTGGGATGTGCCGCGCTGCTATTGGGCGGATGCAAGGAAAAAACACAAGACACTACAGAGGCCGCAACTACTGCGACCACAACCGCGGCTACCGCGACTACAACCGCGACTACCGCTACGCCAATAGCGGAAACCCTAGGAGAAACCGTTGAGGAAACCGTTGAGGAAACCGTTGAGATAGCCATAGAAAGGGGCGAGATTTCCGGTACAAGCGACAAAGATATATCCGATATAAAAGTTTTTTACTATGACTCCTACAGGAATGACGTAACCGGCAAATGGAGGTTATCAAAAATTAGTGAGAGTATAGATATAGCAGAATATGCACTTTCATATTACAAGGAATATTTCAAAGCTAAAGATGAACTACACGTAATTATAAATTTCTCAAATAACACAACGACTAGCATCCGTTATATGGGCGGCATTTTGGACGTATCCACGTACGAATATGTTGGTGGAGAAGAGCAAGACGCCGCGGAAGCTTGTAGCGGAAATCTTTTGACCCAGTATTGGATTTATACAGATAATGGCGACATAGAAAAGATTTCATAATAAAGCCGCCCCAACGCTACCATAGCGGCTCTGTTAGTTCTGTATCTTTTTTGAGGAGGTATAGCCATATGGCAAAAGCAAAAAAGCTGCCTTCTGGTAGCTGGCGCGTACAAGTGTATGACTGTACAGACGCAGACGGCAAGAAGCATTATGCTTCGTTTACCTGCGGAACAAAAAAAGAGGCGGAATTTCTGGCCGCCGAATTTGCGCTTGAAAAAAACCGTTCAAAAAGGCCCGCTGATATGACGGTGGGAAAAGCCATCGAAAAATATATAGAGTCAAAACAAAATGTTCTTGCGAGCAGTACGTTAATTGGCTACAATAAGATGCGTAAGCTGTACTATAGCGACCTAGAGGATCTCGCGCTTAAAAACCTGACAAATGAGAGCGTTCAGGTATGGGTAAGTGGATTAGCAAAGGAACACAGTCCCAAGACCGTAAGCAACGCGCGGGTATTGCTCGTATCAGCGCTTGACATGTTTTGCCCGGATTTGCGCATAAAGGTAACGCTCCCGGCTCGCAAAAAGCCGGATCTGTATACTCCATCTGATGCGGATGTGCAGCAGCTACTTAATCATATCAAGGGCAAGGAACTCGAAATCGCGGTCTTACTGGCGGCTTACGGCCCAATGCGTCGCGGTGAGATCTGCGCGGTGACGTCGGACGATGTAAAAGGGAATGTTATAACCGTAAATAAATCAATGACAGAAGTTCCCGGAGGTGGCTGGGATATCAAGCAGCCGAAGACCTACTCGAGTTACCGGGAAATTGAATATCCGCAGTTTGTCATTGACCGTATAGCCGGGATCGAAGGGCGACTCGTCAAGGCGACGCCTGAACAGATCACCTCACGCTTTCGCCGGGCGGTAAAGTTTTCGGGTGTACCCAAGTTCCGCTTTCATGATTTGCGGCATTACGCGGCCAGCATCATGCATGCGCTAGGCGTACCGGATCAGTATATAATGGCTCGCGGAGGGTGGGCTACTGACGGGGTCATGAAGTCGGTATATCGTAGCACAATAGACGATCAAACCGCTCTAAATAATGCAAAGATTTTTGATCATTTTGAAAAAATATCACACGAAATACAACACAAAAATCAAAACAACTAGTAAAAACGTTATATTTGACATTGGATTTTGGGGTTCGAGCCCCACTGTCTCCATTTACCGAAAAGCCTGGAAATACCGCCGATCCTCAACAAAAACGTGGGTTGGCGGTATTTTATTTGATATAAGTATAAATTCTGCGATAGCTTTTTATCA